GATAGACCTATTACTGGACGCTAATACCCCTTCTGATAAAGAAGAAAGTGAAGTCCAAACCACTCAGGAAACTGAGACACCTGAAACCGAAACTGAAGAAGTTGAAGTCGCTGAAGAGCTAACCGAAACTGATGAGGCAGAGGAACAGGAAGAAGAGCAACCTCAAGAAGAGGAAGTTCTTTATAGAGTGAAAGTTGATGGTGAAGAGTATGATGTTAACCCTGAAGAACTCGTCAAAAATTATCAGCTTGAACAAACAGCGCAAAAAAGACTACAGGATGCAGCGCAACAACGTAAGGAGTTGCAAAGCAAAGAAGCGTCTTTGGAGCAAGAGCGTCAGAAGTATTCTCAGGTTTTACAACACTATGAGAACCAGCTAAAAAACCCACAATCATCATTAACTGATGAGCAATGGGCAAGGCTAAGAGAAGAAGACCCAATAGCTTATAATACTGCGAAAATTGAAGAGCAAGAGCGTGTCACACGACTCCAAGCTGTTCAACAGGAGCAACAAGTTGTGAAGTCTCAGGAATTAGCCAAACAAGCTGATATTCTTCTTGATCTTATTCCAACATGGAAAGATCAGGCAACAGCCACGAAGGAGAAAGGCGAATTGGTACAGTATTTAAGAACGAATGGATTTTCTAATGATGATATTAATGGGGCTACTGATGCTCGTATTATCAACATTGCTAGAAAAGCCCAACTTTACGACAATCTACAATCAAAGGCGAATGTCGTTAAGAAGAAAGTCGTTACTGCGCCTAAGATGATAAAAGCTGGTACGCCAAAAGCTAAAGTGGATGCAAACACTAAGAAGCAGAAAGACGCATGGACTAAACTTACTAAGTCAGGCTCGAAGGAAGATGCTGTGGCTTATCTTTTATCAAAAAATAGCTAATAGGAGTAAATAATGGCTACTTATACTGTAAGTGATAGTGTAGGTACTCGTGAGTCATTGGCAGATACAATCTATAGGATTGATGCTGATGAAACGCCTGTATTTTCAAATGCACCAAAAATGACAACAAACGCAGTAACATATGACTGGCAAGTTCAGGAATTAGCTGCTGCTGTTGATACGAACTACGTTAATGAAGGAGCTGACTTTAGTTATGTCAATCCATCTGCGACAACCAGATTGTCAAACGTACATCAAATCTCTGCTAACGCAGCGCAAGTTTCCTCAACTTTAGAAACTGTCGATAAAGCTGGTAGAGACAAAGAAACAGCCTATGTAAAGATTTTGAAAGGTCTTGAGCAAAGAAGAGACATAGAAAAATCTTTATTTAAGAATGAGGCTAAATCTGCTTCTGACCCAAGAAAGACAGCGAAGTTTCTTTCTTACCATTCAAATGTGGTTTTAGAGTCAAATAGTGTGATCGCAGCAAATTCTAACGGCTCTGCTGCTGCCACTATGTCAGGCACTAATGACGCATTGGCATTGGCTGATATAGACAACGTAATGAAGTCTTGCTACGAAGATGGTGGTAAACCTTCAATGCTTGTTATGTCACCAGCGAATAAGGTTGCTTTTTCAGACCTTAACTCTGGCTCAGTTGTGACAAACCAGTTGACAATGACAGCACCTAAAGAAGCTGCATTGGTTGGGTCAACTTCAATCTATTTAACAGATTTCGGTCAGTTAAATGCTGTTGTTGATAGATATGCTGCTAATACAGAAATACATATCTTAGACCCAGACCATTACGCTATAGGACATTTACCTAACAGAATGTTCTCAGTTGTAGATGTAGCACCTACTGGAGATGCGCTAAAGTTCGCAATTCTAAGTGAGTGGTGTCTAATTAACAAAGCTCCAAAGGCACATGGAGCGATTTTTGATTTGAATACTTCATAAGTATTTCAATAGTTTATGGGGGGTTGCTAAAGCCCCCCTATTCAATTTGAGGCACACTATGTCAAAAGATTTATTACTTTCGTATGATGAGATTACAGGCAAGACAACCTATCTTCAGGATACAGTTGATGGTTTGCAGACTGTTACACAAGTTAATGTAGACCCTGTGTTGAAATACGCAAAATACCAAGAAAGTGAATGGAGACCAAATTCACTAATTGGGGATACCCAAAAGCATCAACAGAAGATTGCTGATATTCCCAATGTTTTATTCGTTGAATTACAGAGAAAGTTTGGCGATATCCGATATAACAGAAAGAAGTGGCTGCAATGGCTACAAGACCCAGAAAACAAACATTTTAGAACAACTGGTGGCAGACTGATATGAGCCTTGATACCTACGCTAATTTACAGACTTCTATAGGGAATTTTCTGGCTAGAGATGATTTAACCTCTCAGATACCAGATTTTATTTCTATTGCCGAAGCAAGAATGTCTAGGGAATTGGATACTAGGTCACAGGAAAGCACGACAACCATATCAACTGTAGCTGGAACAGAAAGCTATGCTCTACCGACAGATTTACGAGAGATAAGGACAGTTAAGATTAATAAAACCCCTGTTGTGGTTTTAGGCTTTTCTACACCTAATTCTCTTTATACTACTCATGCGTCAAACACTAATGGGTCTCCCCTCAATTACAGTATTATAGGGGGTAATATTCACTTACGCCCTATCCCAGATAGTGTGATGACAATAGAGATTGTGTTTGGGTCTGGGATAACTGCTCTCTCCGACTCAAACACAAGCAATACAGTTTTAACTCGACACCCAGACGTTTATTTATATGGGTCTTTAGTTGCAGCCCATACCTACCTAATGGATGAGGCAAGGGCTACTCAATATGATGCGTTATTTAGTAGAGCGTTATTAGAAATTAAGAAAGACACAGATCAAGCTCGTTTCGGTGGAGGAGCGTTGGCTATGAAAACTGATTATGGTTCAACATGATACCTTTTGGAGAATGGCTACCTGACCAGAGCGATTTGGGTTCATCAGGGGCAACAGTTGCGACTAATGTTATACCCAGAGCAAGGGGCTATAGTCCTTTTCTTGGACTGGCAACTTTATCGGCTGCTGGAGATGCCTATTTAAGAGGATTTTTTGGGTCTATTGATGGCTCTGGCACAATTCATTTATTCGCTGGAAATGCCACAAAACTCTATAAGTTTAACAATTCTACGGCTGCTCTAGCTGATGTAAAATCTGGGGCTTATACATTAGCCTCTAATGACCAATGGCGATTTATTCAGTTTGGTACTACTGTTTATGCGACTTCTGGTTTAAGTAACATATTGCAGAAATATACTATTGGCTCTTCTAGTGCCTTTGCTGCCGTATCAGGTTCACCAGCAGCTAAATATTTAGCCGTTGTACGAGATTTTGTTGTTACGGCTCATGTCAATTACAGTTCTACAACGCACCCATTCAGAGTTAGATGGTCACAGATAAATGATGCTGATACTTGGACGATTGGGTCAAATCAGGCTGATATTCAGGACATACCTGATGCTGGTAATATCACAGGGCTTGTAGGAGGTGATTTTGGGGTCGTTTTATTGGAACGTGGTATTGCTCGTTTTAATTATGTTGGTAGTCCACTTATTTTTCAATTTGATATGGTAGAAACAGGGCATGGATGCGACATACCTAATTCGGTTGCTGCTCTTGCTCCTACGCAAATATTCTACTTAGCCTCAGATGGCTTTTTTATGTTTAATGGGGAACGTAGTATCCCAATCGGTGCTGAAAAGGTTGATAGTTTCTTTTTTGATGATGCGAACCCTCATAAGCTAGACCGATTGAGTTGCAGTATAGACCCAATCAATCAGGTTGTGGCGTGGAGTTATGTTTCCACAGAAAGTTCTGGAGACCCAGATAAGATAATTTTATATAATTACGCTGTTAATAGATGGTCATTAGCAAGTGTAAGCCATGAGTTTATAGGCACTATTATTTCGCCAAACTTCACACTTGAGGCTTTGGATAATATCTCAAGTAGTTTAGACGGCTTGGGTACGTCATTAGACTCAAGATTTTGGAGAGGTGGACAAAGTGCTTTTGCTGCTAGTTCCAGTTCTAAGATAGCCTCTTTTACTGGAGACCCATTAGCAGCTACATTAGAGACAATGGAATTTGAGCCTTCAAAAATGAAGTCCTCATTGATTAAAAGTGTTACGCCAATAGTTACATCGAAAGATGTTGCGCCTACCCTCACAGTTCAAGTGGGGTCTCGCTCTCGTCAAATAGATACTGTTAGTTTTACAACGGCTGGTAGTCTTAACTCCGACAACCTTGTGCCGACACGATCTAATGGTCGCTATCATAGAGTGAGAGTTAATGCTAGTGGTACTTGGCGATATGCGCTAGGAGTGGATGTTGACGCTGTATCTTTAGGTAGAAGATGAGTGCTTTTAACTTCCCTAAACTTCCCCAACAAGGGGGAGACCCTAGAGCTGTCGCTAGTGCTGTAAATTTGCTTATTGACGGCAAATTAAACGCTACAGGCACATTCACTTTAACAGCTAGTGCAACAAGCACTACAGTCACAGATTTAAGGGCTGGTAGTTCTTCTGTTGTACTTTACACGCCTATTACTTCCAATGCGTCAGCAGAGGTTGGTAACGGCACAATTTACATATCTGCACGAAACAAACAGAATTTCGTTATTACACACGCTAATAATGGTCAGACAGATAGAAACTTTATATATGTGGTCATTGGATGAAGTTTTTGCCAGTTCCAGTAGATTATCTGGAAACACAATGGCAATACATTGAGCCTATCTTAAACAAAGCCGTATGTTTATCCCCTCGTAAAATTGACATTAAAGATGTTTATGAGGCGAGTAAGCAAGGCGCATACCTCGTATGGACAGTTCAAGATGAGGGCGAAATTATTGCTGTTATTACAACGAGAATGGTCTTTTACCCAAAGGGCTACGCACTAGCGTTAGACTTTGTGGGTGGAGATAAAATGAAAGATTGGATTGAGTTGGTTTTATCAACTCTTGAGGCTCACGCTAGACATAACAAATGTATCCACATGGAAGGCTTTGGACGTAAGGCGTGGCAACGATTTATAGGAAAATTCGGCTGGTATCCAGCTCACATTACTTATCATAAGGATTTATAAAATGGGAAAAGGTGGTTCAACAACTCAAACAACTACTCAGGAAATTCCAGCTTTTATTCAAGATCAAATCAAAGAAGTGTTTACTGAAGTGGAAGGCTTTACGCCAGATACTAATATTATTCCAGAAATTGCTGGATTTACTCCAAATCAAACTTCAGCACAGACACTTATAAAAAACTTAGTGGATGGTAGCCCTTTGTCTGGGTCGAAGACGGCTTTGGATAATATTTTAACAGATACGTTTAGTGTATCTGCCCCATTGCAAACATTGTTAGATGATACATTGGCAAAGACTGTTAATAATGTTTCATCTCAATACGCATTGAATAGAAGACTAGGCTCTGATGCTTTTGGAACAGCTTTAGGCGAAGGTATTGCTTCAGGTACAGCTCCACTATTAGCAGATGCCTTAGAGTCAGATGCTGCACGAAAAATATCGGCTGCTAGTTTGATGCCAAGTTTATTGTCCTCTGAACTTGGTTTGACTGGTGCATTGTCAGCAATAGGAAAAGAGGAACAAGCATACGATCAGGCTCTTTTGGATAAAACAGCTCAAACTGTTGCAGCAACAAATCAATCTAGTCAGCAAAAAATTAACAATCTTATTGCTGCTTTAGGGGGTGCGCCTGTACCTACATCTACAACTTCTTCAAAGTCTCCATCTAATCTTGATGCCTTAACTGCTTTGGCTCTTGGTTTAGGCGCATTATCTGACAGACGATTAAAGGTTGATATTAAAAAGATAGGCGTACACTCCAACGGCTTAAATGTTTATGAGTGGGAATGGAACGCAAAGGCTTTTGTTTTGGGTCTTGATAAGCACCCACGCAAAGGGTTTATCGCTCAAGAGGTTCAAGAGGTTTATCCAGAAGCCGTATTTGAGGGCAAACATGGATACCTAATGATTGACTATTCTAAAATTAAAGAGGTTGCATAATGGGTATACTCGACAGCTTGAGAGGTGTGGGTACTTCTATTTCTAATTTTGGGTCTAATATTGATGACCAAACAGGAGGTCTATTAACTCGATTAGGTACGCCAGAGTCTCAAGGAAATCTAATAGCTGCTGCTAGTTTGTTAAGTGGTGAGGGTATCCCAAATAGTTTTGCCCTTAGAAATAAAATTACGCAAAATGCTTTAGCTAATCAGCAATTCAAAAAGCAAAGAGAAGGTATAGCTCAACTAGAAAAACAATTCGCTAATAATCCTAAAATGTTGGCTCTTTTAAGAAGTAATCCTCAAGGCTTTATGAGTGCCTATACATCTTCATTACTAACGCCAAAAGTTCCTTCAGGATTTCAAAGTTTACATCAAAGAGCATTAGCTGCTGGGTTAGACCCTAAATCTAAAGACTACAGAGACTTTATGCTTACTGGTGGCAAATCTTCAACATCTTCAACCTTTAATACATTAGAACAAAGAGCTGAAGCTGCTGGTTTGATTAAAGGTACTCCAGCATATCAAAAGTTTATGCTTACAGGGGGAAGTCAAACTTCCTTATCTGCTGAAGAGGTTTGGTTAGCACAGACCCACCCCAGATTATTTAACCAATTAATGGAAAGCAGATTTGGGGGTGCTAATAATCAAGAGACTGGTCAAGAAAATGTTGGGGGTGACGCTAATCAGGGTCAAAATCAAGATGAAGCTGTAGTTACTGAGCCTAATCTTAATCAGGGTGAAAGTACAAGTGAAGTTGGTGGTGAAAAAGAAATAGATTTTATTAGACCAACAGAAGGCAGACCAGACTTTGAAACTGTTTATTATAAAGATGGAACTAAAGAAGTACGTCCAATACAGGGTTCAAAGGCTTATACTGACGAGATAAAGCTAAGAGGAAAGGCGCAATTACAATTTAAAAACATTACTGATAGATTTGATCTAATAAACTCACAAATTAATGAGGCAATAGAAATAATTAATAAACAAACTGCCGTTAGTCCAGTAACAGGAGCTTTAGGATTAGCAAGGTCAAAACTTAAAGGAACAGATGCTTATAAACTTAAAACAATTTTAGACTCATTAACGGCAAAATTAGGGTTTCAAGAACTTAAAGGTCTAAAAATGGAAGGCTCAACATTAGGGCAAGTAACAGAGCAAGAATTTAAAAACCTATCAACGGCTATAGTGGCACTTGAGCAAGGGCTGAAAAGTGAAGATTTATTAGGTAATTTTGAACAACTTAAAGGGGTTCTTCAAAAATCTACAAATGCAATACAACAGTCTATTTTATTAGAGCATCCAAAATTAGCTGACAAATTGAATGTTACTACTTCTGGGTCACAAGAAGGAAAAATAGATTTACCAAACCCAACAACAATTACCAGAGATGAACTAGCAGCGATTATTGGTGATGATTTTAGTGGCTTAGACAAACTAACAGACAATGATCTAAGAATAATTCAAGCAAGAATTTTAACTGGAAGGTTAAATTAATGAATAGAGAAGAAGTTTTAGGCTTCATTAAAAACGCATTAAAAACCGATATAAAAGGAACGCAGAAATATTCTGGAAATGTATCTAGGGCTGTGTTTCAAGGCTTTTCTTTTGGGTTTGGTGATGAGGCAGAGGCTTTTGTAAGAAGCGTTGTGGGTGAGAAGACTTACAAGGAAAATCTAGGGCAAATAAGAAGTGAAATAAAAAAGTTTAGAAAAGACTTTCCAGCAGACGCAGTAATGAGTGAAATTGGTGGGGCTGTTCCTACAACTTTTGCTAGTGCTGTAGGTCTTGCTAAATTGGGTCTCAAAAGTCCTCATATAATAGCTATGACAGATGGTTTTTTATATGGCTTTGGGGCTGGTGAAGATGGCGTAAGAAATAGAGCCTCTCAAGGTACATTAAGCTCTGTTTTATCAGGTGGTCTTTCAAGGTTTCTACAAGGCATAAGTCCTTCTAAAGAAGCCCAAGAACTTATGAAAAAAGGCGTTAAACTTTCGATTGGTCAGCAATATGGGGGAGCAATACAAAAGGTAGAGGACGCTTTAAAAAACATACCATTTTCAGGGCAATCAATTACAAACACGCAAATGAAAGCCTTAAAAAGTTATAACAATATGCTTTTAGATGAGGCTTTAAAGCCTATAGGGGGTAAGGTTAATTCAAAAGGCTCAATGATTGAGAATCACAATCAAGCTCAAAAGTTGATTGCTAAAGCATATCAAGAAGTAATAACTCCAGATTTATTGATAAATGACGCTAACATATTATTGAAGAATTTTGATGACCAAATTGATGATTTAGTTCTTTCTGAACAAGCAACTAAAAATCTAAAAAAGTTAATAACAAAAGTCGTAAAGCCAAGAATAAAAGTTGGGGTTTTATCAGGGCAAGATTTAAAATTCGTAGAAAGTGATTTAACAAATTTAATTACAAAATTATCCAAAGGAAGTTCAGGGCAAAAAGAAGTTGGCTTTGGATTAAGTCAGCTCCAAAATACTTTACGAACTGAATTAATGACTCAAAATCCTTTTTCTGCAAATCAGTTAAAAGACGTTAATACAGCTTTTAGAAATTTTGTGCCTATAACTAATGCTGTAAATAAAGGATTAGCAAAAGATGGAAATTTTACGGCTTTTCAACTTTTGCAATCTATTAGAGGGGCAGACAAATCTGCTCGTAAAACTTCAACTGCGTCAGGAGAAATGCCTTTACAAGACTTAGCTAGAGCTGGTCAAAAGACAATAGGTAACGTAATGCCTGATAGTGGAACAACTGAAAGGGTTTTAACAACAACTGGTCTCTTAGGTGGTTATCCTTTATTAAGTGGGGGTTACATTGACCCCCTTTATCTAACAGCCCCTATTATACAAAGAGGCTTATATACTGATCTTGGTCAAGAATTATCAAGAAAAGTGTTAAACATACCTAATGTTAAGCCCACAGATATTCCTTTAATTGGAAAATATTTACCAGAGCAACCTTTAAGTCTTATGCAATTAACAACCCCTAGTGCTGGAGGCATGACTTCTAGGGAAGAAGGTCTATTAGGTACTTCAAATTATCCTCTTTATTAACAAGGACACAATAAATGACAAAATCAAACATCACACAATATTCGGCAACGGCTGGGTCAAATACAGATATTGATGGTATCGACATTTCAGAGGGAATGTCACCCTCTAATGTAAACAACTCCATAAGAGCTTTAATGAGTCACTTAAAAGACATGGACGCTGGAACAACAACGCTTACAGCTCCTAAAGGCACAAATATTACTGCGTCAACTGCCTTAAAGACCCCAGCTATCCAATATACAGATGGTGATGCAGCTATAACTATTGCTGATGGTGGTGGCGTTACGGCTAATAACTTTAGCTCTACAAGTGTGAATATTGATGGTGGGGCTATAGATGGCATAACTCTAGGCACTAACTCTGCTGTTACTCAGGCTGTGATTGATAATATTAATATCAATGGCACAACGATAGGCCATACGTCTGATACCGATTTAATGACCATCACAAGTGGCTTATTGACTGTGGCTGGTGAAGTGTCCATGACCACACTCGATATAGGTGGCGACAATGTTACGGCTACGGCTACAGAGCTAAACATAACAGATGGGGATACAAGTGTAGGCACTACGGCTGTGGCTGGTGGTGATGGAATAGTCACAAATGATAATGGAACAATGCGTCAAACAAGTGTTGATACTTTTGACACTTATCTTGCAGCAACAACAAAGACGCTAACAAATAAAACGCTTACAACCCCTACCCTAACATCTCCTGTTTTAAACACAGGCGTATCAGGTTCGGCTGTATTAGATGAAGATAATTTTGCGTCTAATTCTGCTACTCAGCTAGCGACACAACAATCTATCAAAGCGTATGTCGATACGTCAGCCAATGCCTCAAGTACAAGCGCAACGGCTTCAGCTAACTCAGCTACGGCAAGTGCTACGTCTGCAACTTTATCTCAGACTTGGGCTACCAAAACTGATGGTGAGGCTGAAAATGGAGAGGGTTATGCGTCAAAGGCTTGGGCTATTGGGGGTACAGGCGTAACTGATGCCTCTGGGGGTGGAAGTGCTAAACAATGGAGTACAGACACAGATAGTACAGTAGACGGCACAGAATATAGTGCAAAAGAATATGCAGTAGGAGCGCAACGTAGAGGAGCAGCTAATGGTGGTTCAGCTAAAGATTGGGCTACATACACAGGGGGTACAGTAGATAACTCTGGCTATTCAGCGAAATATTGGGCTGAACAAGCTGCTGCATCACATGACTCATTTGATGACAAATATTTGGGTAGTAAATCGTCAGCACCTTCAGTTGATAATGATGGGGCGAGTTTAACTGATGGAGCGTTATACAAGAATAGCTCTGATGGAAAACTTTATTTCTACAATCTTAGCAACACAACTTGGACGGCAATCGAAACAGGGGCTACTGAAGGTTTCGCTGTTTCTATGGCAATAGCTTTATAGGAGAAGATATATGGCACAAAACTTTCGACAGTATAAAATGAGGGAAATTGGTACTTCTGCCACCGATATTCCAGACGGAAGTAACTTTGATAGTTACGATTGTATCATTGGTATCCGAATGACCAATATTACAAGCAATGCGATTACAGCAGATGCCTATATCACAAATTCCAATAATTATTACCTAATAAAAGGGGTCACAATCCCAGCGCATAGTTCCCTAGAGTTGATTGATGGTGGAGCTAAAATTGTGGTGATATCAGGCGATAGACTTTATTTCAAATCAGACACAGCCAGTTCATTAGACGTTATTGTGTCTGCCGTTGATGCGATCAGTACATAGGAGTAAGAGATGGGTTATGTCGGTAATGAACCAGACGCAAATTACACTAGCTTTGCTCAACAGACAATTACAGGAAATGGGGGTACGTCCTACACCCTTTCTCATGCTGTGGCTAGTGGCAAAGAGATTTTGCTTTACATCAACAATGTTAAACAGGAAGAAGGCTCTGGCAAGGCGTATGAAGCCACAGGAACGGCATTAACGCTAAGTGAAGCCATCACCTCATCCGATAGTTGTTATTGCGTCTTTTTAGGTAAGGCTTTGCAAACAACAGTTCCCCCAGATGGGAGTGTAACGAGTGCTAAGTTAGCTAACGCTAACCTAGAGATGCCAAACACTTTGGATATGAATGGCAAAGAGCTAATACTTGATGCTGATGCTGACACATCTATTACGGCTGATACGGATGACCAGATAGATTTTAAAACTGCTGGTGCAGACAAGATGGCTGTGAAAGCAGATACAGTTTCTATGAAAGCCAAAGCAAGTTCATATGAAGGACTAGAACTTATAACACCTTCTGGTGATGGTTCTGGGGAGTTTCACATTGGTGTGCATGATGATGGTGGAAGTGCTGGTAGAACTCTCGTAATTAGCAGAGGTGGTTCAGACGGCATGGACACAGAGAGCATGAGGATTGATGCTAGTGGTAATATTGGTGTTAACACAAATGCTCCAACAGGGGGTACAAATAATAATAATGCTGGTTTTGTTGAACTGAGAGGAGCAAACGGACTTAATATGCAAAGATACCAAGATACTGTTTCTTATATAAATAGGTCTGGTAATGATGGAGATGTTGTTGGGATACAACAAGGTGGAAGTACAGAAGGTACAATATCTGTTTCTGGCTCAACAGTTTCTTACAATGGATTTTCTGGACTTCACGAAAGTTCTGGTATTGCAACCAATACAGCTATAGGAACTGTAGTTTCTACTATAGATGAGTTGGATGTTTATGCTAGTAAATTTAAAGGTACAAACGGAATACAAGATAACCCAAAAGCTGGACAAACTAGAACAGACCATGCCAAAGTAAAGATATCTGATACATCTGGCGATAAGGCTGTATATGGCGTGGTAGCTACTTTCAATGAACAAGGTAAAGTGAACGTAGCATCTGTCGGCATAGGCTCTGTGCGTGTAACAGGAGCTTGTGCAAAGGGTGACTTACTAGAAAGCAACGGAGATGGTACAGCAAAAGTGCAATCAGATGATATTGTAAGAGCAAAGACAATAGGCAAGGTAACAATAGGTAATAGTAGCACAGACGTTAAGTTAGTGTCTTGCGTGCTATATTGTGGATAAGGAGAAATAAATGCCATTATCAAAAATACTACCATCAGGCGTTTCTCAACCCACGCCTGTCAATGCAATAATTAATGGAAATATGAGCGTGGCTCAGAGAGGAACGTCAAGTACAGGGTTGGGTGCTGATGCCGATACAATTCCAACTTGTGATAGGTGGTATCACTCAGCTCAAAGTACGGCTGGAAGATTTACTATGACCCAAGATAGCTCTGCGCCTTCTGGTTTTGGAAAAAGTCTAAAACTTGCTTGTACTACGGCAGATACCTCTATTGCTGCTGGAGAGGTTCTTCTTTTGCGCCAAAAAATAGAAGGTCAGAACTTACAACATTTTGCAAAGGGAACGTCAGACGCAAAAGCATTTTCTTTAAGTTTCTATGTTAAAGGCAATGCAAGTGCTACTTATGTAGCTGAGTTAATGGACAACGATAATAGCAATAGGCACGTTAATCAGACTTTTAGTGTTACGACAAGTTGGACTAGAGTAGAGTTGTCGCTCCCAGCCGATACTACTGGAGCTTTAGATGACGATAACGCTAATAGTCTTGACCTCAATATATGGTTACACGCTGGTTCAAACAGAACAAGTGGTTCACTTCAAACAACATGGGGAGCATTGGCACAGGCTAATAGATGTGTAGGTATATCCTCATTCTTTGACAGCACAGACAGAACCTTCTTCATCACAGGCGTTCAACTAACTGCTGGTTCTGAACACCACGAGTTTATTCACGAAGATTATGCCACTACTAAAAACAAATGTTTACGCTATTACTGGAGACAGGGTGGCGCACAAGTTTGTTTAGGGTCTGGTACTTATTATAGAGCTAACCTTTTTGCTATGCACCAAGATTTACCAGTACCTATGAGGGCTGCTCCTACACTTGGAACAGAATTTAACAGCAATAGTTTTATAATATATACTAACAATCAGGCTGACGAATATACTGCTATGGCTCTTGGACGTTCTGTAGCAAATGAGTCTGGAGAGTGCTATGCGATACAATGGGATACAAGCACAGACACAAGTGGAACAATAGGTCACGGAGGTATAGTAGTTACTCAACAAAGTGGTCAATATGTAGAGTTTGCAGCAGAGCTATAGGATAAAAAAATGAATATAAAAGAAGCACAGTATTACAAATCAGTATTACCAAATTCTCAAACAAATATAAAAGTAATAGAACAAAATGGAAAAGTTTGGCACGTTCCACAAGACCCCTCTAACTCAGACTACGCAGAAATACTAAAACAAGTAGCAGATAAAAAGCTAACAATTAAGGAGGCTGACTAATGCCCTATGTTGGACAGAAACCTAGCAATGGACGTTTTATAGAACTAGACGCATTAACGGCTTCAGCTACGGCTACTTATACCCTTCAATATAATAGCGTTAATTATGCGCCTGAGAGTGTTCATAATCTGATTGTTAGTATTAATGGTGTAGTGCAGAAACCATCATCTATGAGCCTTTCTGGAAGTAGTTTAACTGTAGGCGCAACGCTAAGTAGTTCAGATACCATAGACTATGTAAGGGTGCTTGGAGATGTTGGGTCTGTTGTTACCCCTACTGATGGATCGGTGACGGCTGCAAAGATTGGAACTGGTGCAGTTACTAATGTTAAGATTGCTGATAATGCCGATATATCAGGAAGTAAACTTGGTACTGGTGCTGTGTTACAAGTTGTAAGTGCATCAACCACAAGCCAAACAACACATGATCAAACTTCTGTAATAGATATTACTGGATTAACTTTAAATATAACACCTAAGTCAACATCTTCAGAAATATTAATAACTGTAAGTATTGGTTCATGTGGCAGAGATGGTAATGGTGATTTAATATTTTACATAGCAAGAGATGGAACGGCTGTAAATGTTGGAACTGGAGGAACATATAATTCTAATTTTGTAATAAGAGCATCTTCTGAAGTAAGTGGTGGTATGAGTTATACATTCAAAGATACACCTAGCACTACAAGTCAAATAACTTACAAAGCACAAGTACAACAGTCTGGAAGTGGTAATTTAAAAATTAATGGTAGACAGTCAGATTCCGTTTTTAAAACCACAAGTACTATCACAGCTATGGAAATAGGAGGATAGCATGGCACTAACAACATTAAATCACGCAGCTATGCCCTCTGGGTCTGTGTTGCAAGTCGTATACGCTGAAACAGATACAAGGCAATCCCTTACATCAACATCTTATGAAGACCTTACTGGAATGACTGCAACAATAACTCCTCGTTCAACTAGCAATAAAATATTGGTGCAAGTCTGCCTTAACATAGGTCATGCCGAAGTAGGCATGAACATTGGATGTAAATTACTTAGAGGAAGTACAAACATATTCGCTGGTACAGATACAAGCAACAAACAAGGGTTTGTTCAAACCGAATGTGGTATTACAGGCTATCAATATGAAATTAAAAACTTTACTGCTACTACGCTTGATGCTCCCTCTAGTTCTTCAGCCGTTGTATACAAGGTGCAAGGTGTAATTAATACGGCTGCTGGAACTTGGTACATGAACAGAAACCATAATAACTCTTCAAGTCAAGGAAACACAAAATCATCCATAACTTTAACAGAGATAGTTGCATGACCAAAGCCCTAGATCAACGAGTCACAAAGATAGAAGCTGAGACTCATATTCAATTCAAAGAGCTATTCTACCGATTAAAGAGGCTAGAGATGTGGCTTATCTGTGGCATGGGGGCTGTGCTTTCAATGCTTATAGGCGTTTTGTTACAACTGAATTAATCTACTCTTAGGAGACTTCCCATAGACCCTGTTACAATTACGGCAGCCATTTCTGGTGCGACTGCTGCCTTTAATACTTTGAAACAGGCATTTGCAGTTGGCAGAGATTTAGAAAGTATGACAAGCGATTTAAGTCGCTGGATGCAATGCGCCTCTGATATTAAGAACGCCCAAGAATACTCTAAAAACCCACCCTTCTATAAGAAGCTATTATCAGGAGACTCAATAGAAAAATTAGCCGTAGAGAGCCTAATGGCTACTAAAACCTTAGAAACGCAGAGGTATGATTTACAGCAATTTATCAAATTTAAATATGGCACTCAGGCATGGGAAGATTTGCTTCGGTTAGAGGGGTCTATCAGAAAATCTCGTGCCAAAGCTATACTAGAAAGACAAAGACGTAGAGATGCAATTATTCAATATTCCCTACTCGCTGGTGTCTTGCTTGTGGGTTGCTATATTCTTTACGCTTTTATTCAGTACCTACTCTATCTCGATAGGGGCTGAGAAATGCTTTCCAGTAAGAGTGTCGGATACAGCGATAGGGCAAAGCTCTTTTGAATGGTTTTGCGTCTATAAAAATAAAGACGTAATCTATCTGGCTAAAAGCGACAATATAAAGAATTGCTATACTTGTTTTCTTAAAAAGCTAACAGATTGGACTTGGGAACAGGAGATACGAAAAGGGATAAGGGAAGACCCTAAGTATATCACTTGTCGTAGATATAAAAGACGTAAAGCAAAGAATGGACAGCAAGTGTGCCTCTATAAAGGCGCAAATGATACCTACACTTTAGTCGTAGAGGGGCAATGCCCTGTAGAGTATCAATGCAAATATGAGCCTAATGGAAAAGAGCCTAACATTGATAGCGTCTTAGACTCATTAAACGATAGTTTCAAGAAATGAAAACTTTGGTCTTTATGTTAGTAATTCTAAAAGGTACAGAGATTTATGATGAGACAATGCAATATGGCAGTATTGATAAATGCTCTTGGTACGCTGAAAAGATAAATTTCTATAATAAGCGACAAACGAGGAATGATTACTCAGCGTATTGTAGGCCTCTAGTGATTACGAAAGCAGAAGAATGACGCAGAAGAAATTACAGAAAGGGTCAGTCTGGGAAAAGGCTGATGCTAATGGTGACAATATAATAACCGATAGTGAGATTGCTCTTAGAGAGAGAATGATACGCATTGAGAACCAAGACAAAAAAGAAGATCAACAAAGATATATGGTGTGGTTTTCGGCTATCTCAGTAACCTTGTTTATTATTGTGCTTATGCTTCCTATTGTACCTTTGGATAGAGTAGACCATTTAAGCTCAATAGCCTCAACTTGGGTCATATCCAACATGGGTATTATAGGGGCATTTATTGCGTCTAATGCCTTTAAGAAAAATGGAGAACAACCGAAATGAGCCTCATAAATACATTAGTAGCTCCAGTAACAGGGCTGTTAGATAAGTTTATAGAAGATAAAGACCAGAAGGCAGCTTTAGCGCATGAGTTAGCGACAATGGCTGACAAACACGCCCAAGAAATAGCTTTGGCACAGATTGAAGTTAATAAAGCAGAAGCAGCTTCAGGGTCACTTTTTAAAGGTGGATGGAGACCAGCCGTAGGCTGGGTTTGTGCTATCGCTTTTGCTTATCATTTTATTCTTAAAGATTTAATTATATTCGGTTGCTCTATTGGGGGCATAGATATCCCAGAATTACCTGAATTTGATATGGGAACGCTTTTAACTGTTTTAGGTGGAATGTTAGGCATTGGTGGTCTCAGGACGTATGAGAAGCAAAAAGGCTTAACTAAGTGAAATGTTACTACTGCGAGTCCAAAACAATAAAAATAGACCATGAGGATTTTGATGAAAGATTTGATGAAAAATATACAAGACTTACTCGCCTTATGTGCCAAAACTGTGGGGCGTTCTTTAATGTGTTTCTCCCAACAGATAAAGCCTTCTTCAAAAACCTCGAAGCCGAAGAAGACTAGGAAAGCTAAAAAGTCTAAGTGACTCAATGCAGCCTGTGTGGTCACACACTTGAGAAAATCCAAGACAGAATGACTTGTCGTTTCTGTGAAGCGTTCAATTCAGACATGACCCTTGATTGGATAGATTATATTCACAAACAAGCAGAGGTATCAAATGTTCAAACTAAGCCAAAGAAGTTTTCAGAGACTAGCTGGAGTAGACGAGGCTCTACAGGACACAGTAAAACTAGCGATACAGAAGACCAAAGTTGATTTCGGTGTTATCTGTGGAATGAGGACAAAAGAAGAGCAAGAGGCTTTAGTTGCAAAAGGCGCAAGTAAGACAATGAAAAGTAAGCACCTTGAGGGAAAAGCCGTAGACCTGATGGCTTATATTGATGGAAGAGCCTCATGGGAGTTAAACCTCTATGATGAAATAGCTGATGCTATGAAAGAGGCAAGTAAAGAGACAGAGGTGGATTTACGCTGGGGGGCAAGTTGGCACATAAATAGTATGCGTGAAAAAGAATTGACCTCCGAAGCAATGATGACGCAATACATTGATCTCCGAAGGTCACAGGGCAGAAGACCCTTTATTGATGCGCCTCACTTTGAGCTAACTTAATAAATATAAAGAGCCTTCTTAGCATTTTCTAGTTCATCATCCTTCAAGCCATTATCTAAGTCAGTTAAAAGACGCTCTTCATTAAAGTCATCAGGCGCAACTTTGATTTCTTTTAAGTCAACTGGAGCTAAAGTTACCCATTGACCACACTCATGGTCATATGTACCAGTACACCAATCGCCACAAAAGACTTCCAAGTTCTCGTCATATTTAGATAATTGTTTTATTAAATCTTTAATAATCATTACGAGACCTCACTTTGAGATGACATAAGCTCTAGCCCTTGCTTAGAGGCAGTACGTTTTAGCAACCCTCTGTCGATTAGCTTATTTACAATTCTCCCACAATGCGTCACAGAGATACCAGTTTTCTCAGCCATATCTTTTTGCTTTGGTGAGAACTGATTTTCCATCATAAATTTTTCGATATATTTATAGACCAATTTCTCATTTTCATTTGTAAATGTAACCATCACGCTATCTCCTTTATCGTTAAAGATTTGGCTCTCTCAAAGCGTTCTGGTTTAGCCTCAGTTAAGGTTGCTCGTCTAGCCTTATAGTGGGTAGTTCTCCATTTAACTTTAAGCATTTCTACCCCCAGATTATTATACAAAACCCCCTTCTCACTATTTCCCATTGAAGTCATAACTGATGCCTCAATTTCCTTTATGCGTTCCTGAGAAGTTTTAATCATGCTTTTGAGTCTTACTACCTCTAGCAATTCATCACCATGATCTGCTAAGTCAATTTCTGGCATTTCATCATCATGGGTTTTATAGATTTGCGCTAAATCATTTGGGTCTTTTGATGGGTATAAATAATCAGCAATATCCTTCCCACTCTTTATAGCCTCAACTCTTCTATAAAAATCTATACAAGCCTCAACAATCTCATTTTGCATTTTTGGGTCTGCTCTGTAGAAGTAATGACACAATCTATTTCCATTATATTGAATACAGATTATTCCCCATTTCCTTCCTGTAGCAT